ATAGTTGTACCAGAACGTTCAGAAGGTACATTAATGATATCTGTTCCTCCAATAAGTCCTCCAATTCGGTAAGTACCAATATCAATTACATTATCCAAATCAGTTCCACTTGCAAGGTTCCCTTTGTTTGCGATAACTTTATTTGATAAATCTGTCAGTGATTGAATTGTCGCAAACTTTGCATCTGCCTCTGCCTTGGTATAAAAGTCTCCTTTTTTAAATTCCTCAAGTGCATCATTAATTGTCTTAACAGCACTTGAAGCGGCTGTGCTAACCGTGCTAACTGCACTATCTTTTGTAGTATTAATAGTGGAAACCGCAGTATCTGCAGTATTTTTTACCGTGTTCTGATATTGGGTAATCTTGGTTTGTAGATCCGCAATCTTTTTATTCAAGTCCGCAAATTTTGCATCAGAATCAGAGATATACTTGTCAGTGATTTGATGAAGTTCTTTGACTAACTTGTTATACTCCGTAATAATCGTTTCAGCCAATGGAGCATCAATATCGGCATTACCATCAACGATAATGTCAAATTCTCCAGTTGTATCTCTTTTATCACCTTTTACAATTGAGAAATAAGCAATTTCATAATTACCAGCAACCGCAAAAGCCATGTTTGGGAATGTGTAATCAAATGTTCCAGCTTTTAGACCGATAGCTGTACTTGAGATGCCATCCACATCAAATACTTTTGTTTGCCCTCCGCTTGTAATCCCTTCAAATGTAATTGTAAAGCCAGTTAAATCTACCGGAGTATCACGGCTTGTTATGTTGACAGTCACTGTCTGCATATCTTCATCACCAACCCGACCATAGACAATGGACTTAAGAATTGGTGTTTTGGCCAAATCTAAATTTAATGTTTTGTGCGACATCTTTTTCCCTTTCTGCTATATGCTTTTCTATTCCCCTTTTGCTTGATAATCAAACGACTTTCTAAATGCTCCACTTTTTCAATCAGTTCTTGATTGGTTAGCGTGTTCAGATTGACCTGTTTATTCAAATCAACACTCAAGTAATGATTCTCGCTCTGATCGTTTATTTCAGATAAAAAAGGAGTGCTTTGCGCAATAAGACCGAACTGTCTTGCGTTAGGTCTTTGCATTTCTTGATTATTGGAATCATAGTTTTGTCTAAAATCAAATTCGGCCATTTGAATTCTTTTAGTTTCACCAATGCCACTTATAGTTGGTGCAGTAATATTTTCTTTCAAACGGATATCAGATTGATTTAGAATCGAATACCCATGCATATCGATATTAGAGTAAAAGTCGTTTTTAGAATTGTTTGGAACAAATATACCAGATTGCAAATCCGCTGTTCCAAATACAGTTATACCTTTAGAAAAACTAACACTACTGTTACTACTAATTTTTATACCTTTACCTGAACTAATGGTTAAATCTTCACTTGACTTAGGAATATAAATGTAATTACCTTGATTGTCGTTTCCTTGACCAGTTCTTAAGTAAATCCCCTTATCACTTTGGATATTCATTGAAAGATGACCATAACCACTTCCTAATGAATCTTCATTTTTAGGATATATTCTCCCGAATGTTTGCCCGTTTTTGTCCATGAATTGGATACTTCCGCCAGAGATAAAGACCTTGCCATCATCCCCTATGGTTTCGAACGAACTTCCAGAAATAGAGACACCAATAATTTGAATTGCTCTCAATGTCCCAGTAGTCATTCTGTCAGCGACAATTGCCCCATTGTTTGTCATGGCTAAACCATAAGTTCCCTTATAGCCTGTAGAACTAAAACCAAGCCCACCAGCATTCCATTTCCAGACATTCTTAGCTGTGTTAACATCTTTAGTGTCCATAATAAGAATTTCTTGTGGGTCAGCTAAGCTTGGGTAAATGACAACATTCCCTTTACCTGGGTTATTCAAAATATTTGATGCTTCTTGTTGAGCATCTTCTAACCAACTTACTTTGTCAGTAATATCACTCAAATCAGGCTGACTATCACTAATAACCTTAGACATGTTAGTTGATGCTTCGCCAAGTTCTAAGCTGTCAAATTTATCAAGCGCAACATTCCAAACTGTCTTGATGATTTGAGCACTTGTGTTAATCTCTAACTCATTGAATAGAACAGTTACCCAGTCACACAAGTCTATTTCTTCCAAGTTCGTTAGTTGTGCATCCATGACTGAACTTGCTAAATCAACGTAGCTTGTTTTGATATTTACTTTTGGAATTCCAACTTTATTGTTCTTGATATACTTTGTGACTAGGTTTCTTAAATCAGTCACATTGGCTGGCTTATCTTGACTGAAATCTACCATTTGAATTCTTCGTTGGGTGTAATTATCAACATAATCACTATCAAGAAAAATCTCGGGTAAGGTGATAATTTGACCGTCTTCTCCGTCCATCTTCGCCCAGCCATAAACAGAGGTATAGGTATTTTCAATGCTTTCTTCTTGAGAAATATCAGTCAAGTTTTTACCATAAGCGATGATAACATTTCGCTCAATTCCAGCTTTAGCCAATAATCGAACTTGATTATTATTAAACAAATACTCCCCGCCAAAGTTATCAAGCATTGACCCTTGAACCCCACCTAATACCTCCTGAGCATTATTAAATTTTGCTGGGTCCGTAAAATCAATAGTGGATTGAGTAGAAATATCACTGTAAAATGTAAAATCTCCCTTTGGTTCCATTCGGTCTTTCAGCTGGTTAAGCGCTGCTTGTGCTGTTACTTTTTCAAACTTTGAGCCTATCTTAACAATTGACCTCAGAAACTGATAACGGTAGTGTTCGCAATAAACCGTCACAATACCATTCTTAGGCTTCGTGATTTCCGCAATTTCAAAACGTTGAGCTTTAGCTGTTTGACTTGGTCCCGCATCCGCAACAATCCAACGTCCCATCAAGAGTTCTTTAAACAAAACACCTTTTACTGGGTAAGAGAAATTTAACTCATAAGCTCCGTTACGTTCTCTTGTTACTTGAGGGTTCATGGCTTCATTTAATGGTCCTAACCCTTGGGAATTCCAGTTATTATTCGTTTTATCATGTAAAATCATAATACTCATATCGCTAAATTCCTCCATCGTGGTTTTATTTTGACCTGATCCATATTGTTGTAACTAATTTCATTCCGTCCTGGTTGAAGTGTAATCGGATGATAGCCGGCACCATTAATTAGGCAATATTTAGAAACATTCACACCGCCCTCTTTGTAAGCAATTCCTGTTTCACTATCAATTGTGATAATTCCAGTTCCAGCTTCTTTAGCAATCGTGTACTGCTCACCGTTGATATAAAGCGTACTGTCTGCAGTTGATGTTGTTTTGTTAAAAGTTATCAATGGCAAACTTTCAAAAGGTTCAGGGTTAGTTAAAGCAGAGCCACTTTGAATGTCTCGTTCATCTTCGCCATCCAGTCTAAACATGAAAGCCTGGCACTTAAAGGTAAACTCAATATCTAACCACTCACGTTTATTATCTGCAGCTGTAGTGCTTGCATAACAAACGGCTTTATAATAATAGTCCCCATATTCGCTAAAGACTAAAGGAGAATATCCTTTTGAAACATAAAGCCACCCCGCTATGTTTCTAAGCTGAGTGGCAATGTTTGAGTCTTTTTGTTTAAATAATCTGACAGCGAAGCTCTTTTCAATATCTTTGAACTTGTTCTTATCAAAGATGATATCTGAGCTTCTACCATCTACACTTTGAAAATCAAGAACGGATTCAGGTATAACAAATTCTATTCCATTTTTGATCCTCATATTCAATTCATTAGACTTTCGACCTCTAAACTGAAAATACGGATATTTTGTAAAATCCATTATCCTAACCTCCCCCTTGTTTTTCTTTCAATATTTTTGGCTAATTTGTTGCCTGTTTCTTCAATATTTTCATCGCTTGAAAGCTCTGCTTTTTCGATGTTAACGTTGATTTCTGTTTTTTGGTTTTGAGTGTTCAAAGCGTTATTGATAACTTGTTGAGTGTTGCCATAACCACTATCAGTTGCAAGTGCATATTCCGCACTCACTTGTGGCAATCCTAAATCAAAATTATCTGATATGCGACCAGCCATACTTGAAATGTTACTTTTGACTCTTTCAAAACTATCACTTAAACTATCGTTCAAACCTCCCATAATCGCTTTACCAGCTGGAATCAAAAGCCTACGGTCATAACTAATTGGTCCTTTATGGTCTTGAATCCAGTCAGCTATCCCACTGACAAACTTCTTACCATTTTCCCAAGCGCTTTTTAAACCTCCGATAAACCCATCAATAATAGCTTCACCAGCATTTACCAATGAATCAGGAACAAATATACCAATGATTGCTTCTAGCAACTCTCCGGCTGCATCTCGCATGTCTTGTTGACGTTCCTTAATATTACTAGCCATTCCCTTTATTAGGTTAATCGCAGCGTCCATTAATCGCCCTTGGGCTTGAACAACTCCTTTGACTAATGCATCAACTAAATCCATGGCAGCATTTACAATATCAGGAATTTTCCTTGCTATTCCTTCTAAGAATTTAACAATCAAATTCACTGCAGAATTAATAATAGAACCGATATTGTTGGCAATACCATTCACAAAGTTGACAATTAAATTTGCTGCAGCTTGAACAATATCAGGCATTCTACTAGCAATAGCATTTGCGAAATTTACAATGATTGTAATAGCCATATCAGTAATTTGACCAATATTATTAGCAATTCCTTCAAGGAAGGTTATCAAAACATTGAAACCAGCTTGCAGTATCTCCGGTAAATGTTTATTCAATTCATTTAACCAAGTCACTATCAAATTGGCCGTACTGGTAATTAAGGACGGTAAAGCAGCAGTTATCCCAGCAATGAATGAAACAATAAGATTTGTTCCAGCTAGAATAATTTGAGGCAAAGCCTGAGCTAGTGAACCAAGGATAGCTACAATAATGCTTGTGATTGCCCCTATTACAACCGGAATATACGTAATCATAGAAGTCGCTAGAGTAGTCACAATTAGAATTGCAGAAGCCGTGATTGTAGGAATAAGTGTGACAATCGTAAGTGTAATACTTCCAATAAGTTGAATAATAGCCGCTGTAATCACTGGCAATCCTTGAGCAATACCTAAAATGAAACCACTTATAATTTGTAAGCCCCCTGAGATTATCCCAGGTAAGGCACTGGCAATTGCTCCAGCAATACCACTTATTGCTTTACCAAAATTCGTACCAATCATAGGTCCATATTTTGCGATTCCATCAACCAGCCCTTGAATTCCGCCACCGATAGAAGATAAGCCTTTTTGAACTTCTCCACCACCCACAACTTTTGCAAGCAATTCAAAGATTTTGATTACAAGCCCAATTGGTCCCAATGCTGTCAGTAAAATAGTTTTCGCTGCAAACATGGCTACTTTAAAAACATCAATACTTTGTCCAGCTTTTTGTACTGGTGAAAAAATATTTTTAAAGAAATTGACAAGATTTCCAACTCCTTGTATCATTCCATCCACAGCATTAGAAGCCCCTTTGTTAGAATCCATAAAACCTTTTATAGCTTTAGCTATGTTATTAAAAGCCGGTGGCCATGAACTTAAAGGAGATAACATCCCTTTAAATATAGCTTTGATAGCTTCCATCGGAGACATATCAAGAGCTAATAAGGATTTGAAGGCAGAATAAAGTCTTTTAAACCCATCCACTATTTCTCCGACCGGAGCTAAGAAGTTTTTAAAGCTAGAAACCATAGCTTCAATTCTTTTCTGAATACTATCTGGTAACATCCCAAGAAGTGCCGCTCCAACTTCTCTTGCAACCTCCAAAAAGACAACTGGAATAGCTTTGGCTATATTTTCCACAATTGGAATAATATTTCTTACAACATTTTTAAATGAATCAATAACATTTTTAGTCAATCCTTTTAAATCTACATCAGATTTTCCAAGACCGGCTAGTAAGTTAGAAAGTGCGGCTTTTGTACTATCAATTGACCCACTAATTGTTTGAGCAGCTTCTTTTGCTGTTGTCCCAGTAATTCCCATTTCAGTTTGGACTAAATGAATCGCTTCGGTAACATCAGCATAGTTACTGATATCAAACTTCTTGCCCATTGCACCAGGTAACTTTTCAGCATCAGATAAAAGACGCTTCATTTCTTCTTGTGTCCCACCGTACCCAATTTTCAAATTGTCCAGCATCGTGAAGTTACCTTTGGCAAATCCACCGTAAGCATTTTGAATATCGGTAATATTTGAACCCATTTTATTAGCATTATCTGCCATATCGGTTACAGCTTGGTCAGTAAGTTTTGCAGCTTTTACTGTGTCACCACCTACAGAAGTAACCATTGCAGCTGCAGAAGAGGTTGCAACTTCCATGTATTGATTGGCTGACATACCAGCAGTTTTATAAGCATTATCAGCATTTTTCATCACAAGGTCTTGTGCTTTCATGAGGTTGTTATAGTCCCCACTGGCATCATCAACTGATTTTCCTACTGATTTTGCATACTGTTCAACTGATTGACCTCCAGCCCCGAAAAGTGTCTCAACACCACCAACTAACTGTTCATAGTCAGCATAAGCACCAACTGCAGCTTTACCAAATTTTACGACACCAGCGACCATAGCTGAACCAGCAGCTGCAATTGCTGCCGCCTTAATCAGTCCCATAGCTCCTGACAAAGACTTTATACCATTGCCAGCTTCACCACTGGCATTTTCTAATCCATTTAGACTAGCAATACCCTTTTTGACTGATCCGTCATCTAAGAGAATATCAATTTTTATCGTTCCATCAGCTGCCATTAAGTAACCTCACTTTCGGTATCTGGTAATGCGTATATTTCTTGAAGCTTTTTCATTTGGGTTTCATGCGCATTTTTTGAATTTGAGGGCTTTTTCCATGAACGTATAGACATAACCTGTTCAAACTTTGTATCTTCCGGCAATCCAGAAAGCAATGCCTTAAATTTAAACCAGTGAAGTTTGCCTTGTTGCTCAAGTAAGTCAAGTCCATAAGCTTGCATAAAAGAAGCATAAATATATTCAGCATCATGATTGATTGAATACAGCACTTTCTTTTCTTCTTCATCAAGTTCTGGCATAACGTTACCTTGCAAGTCACGTTTAACTGGCTTGTCATTTTTACTGCTTTTAAGATAACCATCAAATACTTGTCTAATCGCTTCGGCTTGGTCTTCGATTGACATGTTTAGCAGCTGAGACTCTCGTCCGAACACAAGCATGATGCTAAGTTTCAGTTTATTAATATCTGATAAACGCTTCTCTTTCAACAAGTCAATCAATTTCAACATGACATCAAATGAAGCATTGAGTGGGTACTTAATACCTGAAACCTCAACCTCGTCATTTGCTTTTTGGTAAAGAGAAAACATAAGACCTCCTAGCTCAAATACTTATCTTCAAAGTTTTTGAAATCATCCATTTCAAGTTCCTCTTTAAGTGCCATTGCCATTTGGTAGAAATAAACAACGACGATCAAAACACTTGGAGAAAGTGCGTAAACTTTATCAAATGTGCCTTCACCGAAAATAGGATCCATTGTTTTCTTAACGAAAGCCCGAGTATCTTCAAAAATATCTTCATTTTCACTTACTGACAAATCATTTTTGGCTTGCTCAAGTTCTTCAAAAGAATCATAAAGACGTTTAATATTCTCATCAGAACGGTCAAATTCTATAACGAGTTGTGTTTTTCCATCCACATCTACAAATGGAATATCAATTGTTGTTTTTTGTAATTGAATCGGTTTCATTTTCTCTCCTTAAAAAATAAAGGCTAGAAGTTTTCCTCCTAGCCTTTTGTTAGTATTTTAATTAAGCTGACGTCACAGTAACAGCACAAGTTGCAGTTTTACCATTTGCTGTAGTAGCAATGATATTTGCAGTTCCAGCTTTAACCCCAGCAACTTTACCTTGAACTGGAGTTACTGTAGCGATAGTTGGATCATCAGAAGCATAAGTTACTGTTTTGTCAGTAGCATCTGCTGGAGCAACAGTTGCTGCTAAAGTCTCATTCGCTCCAACTGCGAGTGATAGAGTTGTTTTGTTAAGCGTAACGCCTGTTACTTCAACTTCGTTTGGTTTTTCATCTTTTGGTAGGCCCTTAAATGTAATCGTACATTCAAAATCAGAACGAGCATTTGCATCCCCACCAGAAATTTTAATTCCACCAATTGTAGCTTCTCCTGAAATAATGCGACCATCAGGTTCAGTTACTTTAAAGAAACAGTCGCGTCCTGTGAGTTTAAACACTTTATCACGGATGTATTCTTGGGCTTTATCCGCAAATTTACGATGCCCAGAATAGCTGTAAGCTGCAGTGATTCCAGTATAGTATTTTTCTTTACCGCCATTTAAATCATAGTAAGCTTCTTCTTCCTCATCTTCTGAGAAATCTGTATCATGACTAGTAATACCACCAGCAATAGGCAAGAGATTTTCTTCGTCATCTCCAATTTCAAATTTATAGGTATAGTTATTATCAAATCCCATTTTTATTTCCTCTCTTTATAAGTTGTTATACTTGCTTGAACATCCAGAATGAAAATGTAGTAGTTTTCTTCATCTTCATTGCTGATGTAAGGCTTATTTGCAATTTCAATCTTCCAAAAATCAAAAGAACCGTCTGAACTTTTTAGCTCTGACAGCTCTTCTAAATATGTTTGAATCAACCAAAGGGCTTTTTGAATTTGTTCTTGGTCTTTTGACTTCATGGCAAATTCATAATTTAATTCTTGGTCTTTCTCG